GCCCTAAATCTACCGCTTGAATTCAAAGAGCTTGTTACTGGATTGAGGTATGCGCCAGTTGCTGACAACGCGCCTTGCGTTGTCCACGCGCCGAGCACCGTCTACAAGAATTATGTTGATCGTGGACGCAAAATCATCGGATACACTGCGTGGGAAACTGAACGTATGCCGCAACATTGGGTTGATGGATGCAACCTCGTTGATGAGGTATGGATTCCATCGCGCCATAACCTACATGCGTTACGTGCGAGTGGCGTTACGAAGCCTATCTACGTCGTGCCTCACGCTATTGATGTCGAGCGTTTTAGTCCGTCCCCTATTCGACTCAACGGCACATTCACATTTGTCAGCGTCTTCCAGTGGGGGCTTCGCAAGGGCTGGCCAGAACTATTCACGGCTTACGAACGCGCATTCGACTCAAACGATCAAGTTATTTTGAGAGTGCTGACAAATCATCGCTATGAACATCATGCGGCTGAAGCTGAAATGATAAAGAAGCATTTCAATGCGCCGGGGAAACCGCGCGTTGAGATAATGCCGGTGCAGTATGTTGGCTACGATTTTATTCCTGAGCTTTATCGCAACGCTGACGTGTTCGTATTGCCGTCGCGCGGTGAAGGTTTCTGTATGCCGTGCGCCGAGGCAATGGCGTGTGGACTGCCTGCTATCGTGACGAATTCGACTGCATTTGTTGATTACGTCGATAACGCAAACGGCTATCCGGTAGATTATGCGCCTGTTGAATCCGACGCTGTTGACGATCCCGACCGCATAACAACAGCCTGGACGGTTGCCGACATTGATGATCTTGCAGCGAAAATGAGGCATTCATTCGATAATCGCGATGAGGTTAAAGCCAAGGGTGAGATAGCTCGGCAAACTATCATATCGAAATACAGCTTTGCGCCGATTTCCGCAACGATGATAGAAAGGATTAAGGCGAATAATGGCGACTAATGGAGTCAGAATGGAGATGTCGATTCGCGACATCGAGCCGGTCAAATCATTCATCGCGGCGATAGTGGATGTGCAAAAAGCTATGGAACCGTCGGAGCATCGAATGGCGATCAACAAGGCGCTTATTTCGCTTTATGGAGGATTCGGACATTATTCAGATGTCAAGGCGAATGAGTTGAAAGCCCATCGCGGCTGGAAGATCGCTTCGGCTGACGTTCCGAAAATCGAACGCGAAAAATGGCCGAGCGTCGCTATTGTGATTCCGGTATTCAATAGCCCGGAGTTACTCAAACGCTGTTTGATATCGCTCATGAAAACATACTATCCCGGCGATGTGCAGTATATCGCTGTGGATAATGCCAGCACTGACCCGGAAACACTTGCAATATTGGCAAACCAACCGTTTACACCTGTAAGATTTGATGAGCCGGTTGGGTTTGCGCAAGCTGTCAACGCCGGAATGAAAGCATGCCCCAATGTCGATTATTATGTCTTATTCAACCAGGATTGCGAAGTGCTGGACGGACATGATGATTGGCTCACCGCGCTCGTGAACTGGATGGAAGTTCGTTCTCAATGCGCAGTTGCCGGGGCTAAATTACTTTACCCGAACGGACTGATTCAGCATGCAGGAATGGACATACCGAAAGGCTCGTGTTGCAGACATCGGTTGCTGAACGCCCAAGCTGATGAACCGGCAGCAGCAGACTACGAGAAAATGGCGGCTGTCACCGGCGCGGTATATGCGATTCGGGCAAGCGTGTTAGATGAGGTTGGATATCTTGACGAGGGTTATAAGCTCGGCTGCGAAGATGTTGAGTTTTGTTTGCGTGTCGCGGCAATGGCTGGTAAAGAGGTCTGGTATGTGCCGGACTCGGTAGTCAGACATCACGATAACGGCGTTAGGAAGACAAATCCACAGGATTCAGTGCGAATCAAGGTATGGGCTTATCTTAGCGATAAGAAATTCCGTTCCGAATGGGGCGATTATATCGACCTCGTTTCGGATGGTTCAATTGCAATAGTATTGCCCGACTATAATCCCGTTGCCGGAGGTTGTCGTGTTGCCGCCGCGCTTGCGAATACGTTCATCAATTGCGGAATGGAAACTACGATCTATGTCGACAAAGAGAGTTCAGACGGGTTAACTTTTGCGCCCGACGTTGATTTCCCCCAGTTATTCCAAATCAAGCCATTATCGGAGCTTGAGCGTTGCGATATCTTAATTGCGACTCGTTTCGATACTGTGAAAAAGACCAAGCACATACTTGCGAACAAGAAATACTATCTCGTGCAGCAGATCGAAACCTGTATGGCGAAATATTGTGGTGCATCCGAGGACGATGTTATCCGCAGTTACGCTCAACAGGATTACGAAATAATCACAATTGGCGAACATCTTGCCGAGAAACTTGCCGAGTTCGGCAAGACATCCACAGTGTTAGATGTTGGATTTTATCGCGAGCTGTATTCCGGTTACAATCGTCGTGCGCAGTGGCAGCGCGAGTCTGGTGAACCGTTTAAGGTTTTGATGTATGCCTGTGGCGCGGATTATAAGGGGAGTGATGATCTTCCGGCTATTGCAAAGGCGATTCGCGACAAGCTCGGTGATAAAGTGGAGATTAACAGTTTCCACAGAGATATGCCGAAGCCGGACTGGGCTGATAAACATTTCAGACCTCAATCCACCAGCGACGTTGCTGAAGTCTATGCGGCTCATGATGTTTATGTTTACGCCTCTCATTCGGATGGGTTCGCGATGACGCCTATTGAGGCTATGGCGTGCGGCACACCAGTTATAATGACCGACTTTCCCGGCAAAGATCAGTATGCAGTTGATGGAGTGAATTGCTTGATAGTTCTGTTCCGAGACTTTGAGGGCATTGCGAATGCTATTGCAGAATTACGCGAATATCCTAGTGGTGCATCAATATTGGTCGGCCAAGGATATTGCACAGCGTTATATTATGACTGGTCTAAGATCGGTAAACAATACGTCAGAAAGGTTTTAGGTGCGCCGGTATGAATATGGGCGAAAGAGAAATGCCAACCATCCCGGGGACAATCGAAGGAATAGACGCACAGCATATTCAGAGATATGAGTTTGCAAGGCCATATTGCTCTGATGTTGTCATTGATGTTGCATGTGGTTGCGGATATGGCTCTCGTATTCTCTATGGATCTAGCAGGGATTATTTCGGAATAGATTGTAACGAAGAGGCTATCGCGTATGCACAAAAATATTATGATGATCTGCCGGGATCTGGACTTGCAAGAAATTTTTTCATGGTTGGGGATGCGGAAAAATGCGATGAGGTTTTCGATTCTCATTGTGAAGTTAAATATCACATAACCCATATTCCTAGCGAATGCACAACTGTATCCTTTGAAACAATCGAACACCTGAACGACCCTCATTCATTCTTGCAATGGGCGAAAAATAGTTCAACGCGGCTGATAATTAGCACTCCAATAGCTGAAAGTTGCCCGAAAAGCCCATTCCATATTAAGGAATATTCTATTGCCGAATTTGAGCAGATGCTAAGGCTCTACTATCAGAATATTCAATTGTTTGTGCAGGACGGGTTAACAATTCGGTGTCCGGTGCAGGCTAATGATAAAGGCAATCTCATTGCGGTGTGCTGGCGATGATATCAATAGTTGTTGTTACTCATAATCGGCTCGATTACACAAAACGATGTATCGAGTCGATTTTCAATTACACTGATCGCGATTCCGAACTGATCGTGATTGATAGCGGTTCTACAGATAAAACGGCTGAATGGCTTTCGAGTATTCGACCTGGGAACAGAATACTTAACGTGCAGATTGAAGTGTTCACTAGCAATGTAGGCGCGGCGATAGCTTACAATGCCGGATTCGAGAAAGCCGCAGAACACACAATAATACGTGTGGATAATGACATTTTGGTTCCTCCTGGTTGGCTATCTACAATGGTGGCTGCGCTTGAATCAGATAGCAAACTCGGGATGTTATCGACAGAGCTGATAACCGATTTAACGAAAGAATCTCCCGGCATTCAACTACCTACGCGCATTGATTATTTCGATCAACCAGTATGGCACGATGCGGGATTAGGTTCATGGTGCATGGCAATACGTCGTAACGTATTCGATCAAGTTGGTTATTATCGTGATCGATTCGGAGTATATGCGCTGCAAGATAATGATCTTGAGAAACGCGCTCAAAATGCAGGTTGGAAGATCGGCTACTTGCATGGATTAAAAGTCGGTCATCTTTATAGCATGTCAACCTCGGAAGAGATTGAATATAATCGCTGGAAAATTGCTGAGTATAATACTCAGATCGAAAAATGGAACCAAGTTTGGAAAACTCAGGAGGGAATTTAACTTGCCTACACTCGAACAAATGACGCCTGCGGCGTATCCATTCACAACTCAAAGCGGAAACAACTACGAATTCACTCGACCGTGGTTGAGTTTTTGGCGACAGTTTATCGCATTCAAAGCTCAAGCGGATATGATGCAAGACTTGAACGATGTCACACCCGAATTCATTGATTCGTTTGTCGATTTTATTTATACGTGGCTCAATCCGCCTGCGCTCGTAGCTCGACGCGGCGAGATTGCAAAAGAGCAGATCGAGAACGACTTCGATGTTTCCGATATGCCGGAATTGATGATGCTGATAACCAGCATTTATAACGGAGTGCAAGCGTCAATCCCCCCGGTGGGGTCGGGCAAGGCCCGACCCAAGCAAACTGGGGCGAAATAGCCTGTCAGATTTGCGATAGATTTCACGCTTATAGATTGGACGATATTCCATATTTGGATATCGTCCATTTTTTTGTGATCTGCGATTATATCGCCGACCACCCCGTACCGAACGTTGAAATGGTCGAAGTGAAAAAGCGACCATGCGCTGCCAATGTGCCTACCGATATGCCTGCGCCTGCGGACGTGCCGACATCTGTCGCTGAATTAGCCGCGACGCTGAATGCCTTGAACTCAAGATAAGCCTCACAAGAATACAGAGGACACTATAATGTCTGCTGGAATTGATCTAGGAACAATCTTCGCTTCCGTGAAACTTGATATTGGCGGCATGACTGCCGGAGTTGACAAGGTCAAGCGGCAGTTTGCGAGCATGGCATCTGAGATTGAGAAAAACGCCGCAAATATCAAGCAAATCGGTACAACAATGTCTATAGGCATTACTGCGCCTCTAATGGTAGCCGCAGGCGCGGCTACCAAATTCTACACCGACTTCGACCGCTCGATGCGCAACGTCAACTCGATATCGAAATTGACCGAAACACAATTCGGTGCAATCAGCGAGTCGGTGAAACAAATGGCGCGAGATGTCGGCAAAGCCCCTGAAGATTTGTCTGCCGGTCTATATGATATAGCATCGTCAGGATTTCAGGGCGCGGCTGGATTGCAAGTGCTTGAACAATCAGCTAAGGGTGCAAGGGCTGGATTGTCTCAGACCAATGTAGCAGCTAAGGCGCTTACGGGCGTGCTTAACGCATACGGACTTACCGCGTCCGACTCCGAACACATAATGGATGTAATGTTTCGCACTGTGGACAGAGGCGTCATCACATTCGAGCAACTTGCTAACTCGCTTGGAGGTGTCATTAGCACGGCGGCAGCAGGCGGTATATCGTTTGAAGAGGTTGGCGCGGCAATTGCCACACTGACCAAAGCTGGAAATCCAGCAGAAGAAGCGATTGTCGCACTCAACAACGTCATAAAGCAGATCGTTAGCCCCAGCAAAGAGGCTGTGGAATATGCTAAACAGCTTGGTATTGGTTGGTTGGCGTCTGGGAAGGGCGCGCAGCAGCTACGCACTATCGGGCTTGCTGGCGTGATGGATGATATCGCAAAAGCGAC